TCAGCGCCTTCTCGTCGTTGGTAATCCCCAGTTTCTTCAGGCGGTTCCAGATCACCAGCGGGATGCGGGCGACGTGGACGGTATCGCGTCTGACGTGAGGGTCGAAGTTCGCGGCGATCGTTTTGGCGCTCTCGGTGATCGCTTTGGTGTCCTGGGAGTGGACGAACAACAGCCCGCCGTCCTCCCGCTCCACCTCGGTGTGGCGGAGGGTGACAGGGTCAAAGCTCTCGTAGAGAAGGGCGCTCATTACTGATTGAGATCCGCGATCCAGGCGTGCGCTTTTGGCGCGGTTGGACGGAGACTACCCTCGAACAGAATGGCTCCCTGTGTGTTATCGCCCGTCTTGGCGAAATCCAATTCGATTACGTCACGACCCGGTAGCGGCGCCAGTTCAACATAGTCGGTGGAGACCAGCAGGATCTGGTTGGCGGGGCAGAAACGATCCGGGGCGAGTTGGATCGTTCCGAAGTTGGTGCGATAGACATCGACCGCGCCCATGATGGTTACTTCTTGCGATGACGTAACATTTTGTATGTTTTGCGCCACCACCGCGTTGCCGGTGCCGCCCTGGCTCAAGGTGGCGAAATACGCCTTGATGTTACCGGACATGATACCAAGCGTCGGCTTGCCGCCGGCCTGCCACGCCTGCTGCACGGCGGCGTCGAGCATCGCCAGCGTGAGGTCGCGCTTGGTCCCAGGCGTGCCGGCGTTGGACCCATCGCCGACCGGCATCACGCCCGCGCCGGGGCCTCTGGAGCCGTTGGCGCAGTAACAGGGCAGACCGCTCATGTGGCGCGGGTCGGTGATGGTGCGGACCAGCGGCGACGTGATGGCGAACTCAAGGTCGCGCTTCACTTCCATCCCGCGCAGGATCAACTGGCGATCGTATTCGTCCTCGCCGCCGACCATATCGACCGAACGCAGCGTGTTGGACACGCCGACCGTGCGGACGAGGATCTGGGCGATATTGTTCATGCGAACCGGCTTGGTGACCGCCTGCATGGACGCGGTGAAGCCCTCGGGTTGAGCGTTATCGGCCACGACCCCAAGTTCCTGTACGACCCACTCGGTTAGGATTTGTTTCGCCTCGACACTTGGGATTGCTGAGACGAGTGGTGTCTCGTCGGGGTCGATCTGGAAGATCACGTCGCGAAGATCTTCCTTCACCCCGATCGCTGCCGGTTCTAGGTATGTATTCGCAGGCGCAGCGCCCATTGTTCCTAAGGCCATGTCGCATGTCTCCAACGCTGGCGCGGCGCTCCATGTGGAGCCGCTCGCGCGGTGAAACCGATAGAAAGGGTGGTTTCGCGTTGGTCTCGATCGGGCTTATGCGGGGTTGGTGCTTTCACACTCCACGCGGCGCGAGAGGCCTCTGACGACGGCACGGCCCGCCGGCTGGTTGGTGCCTGATGGCACTCCAGGGGGCGACGGTTGATTATTCAGACAGTTTTCGCGGGTTGTCCAGTTCTTCAATCACGATGTGGCTCTTGTTCCTGATACTCTGGGTGATCTTCCTTGAATTGTTCCCATGAGGGGCACCCGTAGCCCACGTCCCCGGCGCAATCCGCCCAAGGCAGGGCCCCGCAAATCGGGCATGGTTCGGCGATCATCGCGCGCCACCGTTCATCGCCGCCCGGCGCGCCGCGATCAACGCCGCGCCGCTACGGGCATCGGGTCTGGCCTGGAACGCCTCGGTGGCGGCGGCGATGCGCTCCGAGGGCGCCGGCGGCGGGGCCACGCCGCGCGCGGGGACAGAGGATGACGGTGGGGCGGAGGTCTTCGCGCCCTCCACCCAGCGATCGAACATCGCCGCTTTCATCATGGTTTTAAGATGATGCGGAGAGGAGAGACCGCGCAGTTCGTCACGACTGAAACCACCCTTGGACGTGGCCCATTCGACGATCTGTTGTTGCGCCTCCAGGCGCTGTTGGGGATCGGCCCAGAACGGCAATTCCTTCGCCAGCTGCTCATTGGCGGCGGCGACCTGCTGCTCCAGCGCCCGCTGTTGGGCCTGGCCCTGAAGGTTATTAAGACTGAACAGTCGCTGCTGCTCCGCCAGCGCATGTTCATAATTGGCGCGATCGATGAGGTATTGCTTCTGATCGGTCTCGATGAGGCGCGGATCAGGCGGTTGTGGCGGATTCTGGACCATTTCCTGAAGCCGCATCAGCTCCGGCTGGATATGCGGGAGAACCTCGGCCAGCGCCCGCTGTTGCGCCTCCAGTTGCTGGCGTTGTTGGGCCAGTTCCTGGGTTTTCCGGGTGTAATCGGTCGATTTCAGCACCGCTTCGCGTAATTCGGTCTGGGAATAGTGTTTTCCATCGATTTCGAGGGTGGAAAGGGCGTTTTGGGGCGTTTCAGGGGCCGAAGCCGTGGATTCTTGTGATGGCGGGGCCGTCGGGGGCACGCCGAGGGCCTTTTCCATCGCGCTGAGAGGCGAAGGGGCCGGTGCTGGCGTGGTTGGAAGAGCCGAAGGAGGTGGTGTTTTCGCCAGTTCCGCCGCTGGCGGACGCCTGTCGGGGGCTGTCGCGGGTGGCGGAGGAGGTGATGTCTCGCGCCGCTGGCGCGACAGCAGGCGCGCCGCCTCGGAGACGGAGATCGGCGGGCGTTCGTTCGCCGGCGGCGATACGCCGGGATCGGAGGAAGGGGCTGTTGGCGCCGCTGGTGTGACGGCGGGCGCGGGGGTAGCGGCCGAGGAGGAAGAGGGGGGTGGGGCGGATGTGGATTCGGACATTGGGGCTATTCCATACTCTGGGCGTGGGCGCTGGCGGCGGCGTCCGCCTCGGGGGCCTCGGCGTCGGCCTGGAGCTCCTCCCAGACCCGTTTGATCGCCAGGATCAACTGACGGCTGGCTTCTCGTTGGATGGGGTCGTCGAGGAAGATCGCGTTACGGGTCGCGTCCTCGGCGATACGGTCGAGGAGAGCATTGAAGTGCGGATCGGCGATGAAGCGTTTCGCCGCCTCGCACTGGATGAGGCGTTCGGCGCTGAGTGGCACTGTTCAGTAACCGCGCAACAGGATGAACAACAGGATGATGAGGAGAACGGCCCCGATGCCGATACCGGGGCCATACCAGCCGCCATAGATGTTGTGGGCGTAATACCCGCCGCCGAGGCCGCCGAAGAGGAGAAGCAGGATGATGATGAGGAGGATGAGGTTCATAACCGTTTCTCCGCCTGTAATGCCCGGATGGCACGGAGCAGTTTCACCGGCAGCGTGCCCTCCACGGGATATCCCGGCATCTGGGGCAGGTTTTCCTCCAGTGCTTCCGGCATCTCGTAATCGGGATAGCCAGAGGGATAAGCGATCATGTCCTGATCGGTATTCCCGGCGTAAGGGCGTTTCGCGTCCATTCGCTCCTCCCAGTCCGCGTCATCGACAACGGGAGACAGAAGCCCTTTTCCCGGTTTAATCATTGGGAACCTCCCGGAGAGGGCAGCGGCGGTCCGCCGGGACCGTTCAAAGGGAAGGCGGAGGCCCGCTGGGTCAGCTGGCCGTAGGCCGTTGGGAGGCGGCCCGTCGCCAGGGACTGACGGATGGCATTGGCGGCGGCCGGGTCGATGGGACCAGGGGGCGGGGCCATGGGGTGCTGTTGAGGTGGAGGCATCATGGGGGGACGCGGGCCAGCCATCAGAGGTCCTTGTGGCTGGCCCTGCCCCCTCGGCGTTTGCTGGGGAGCGGGGGCAACCGCTCCCACCGCCGGGGGCTGGGGGCTGGTGGGCGGCGGGAGATCCGACAGCAGTCCGACCGCCGGGGCGTTGCTTTTCATTGCTTGTTTGAACTCGTCGAGGGAGGGGACGACGATGTTGGATGTCGCGCCCGCCACCCACGCCTTCACCCAGGCATCGAGGGCGGATTTGTCCCGCTCGCGATCGTCTTCCAACAGGAGGGACGCGCGTTTGGTCTGCTGATCCGCCCTGGCGTTCTCGATGTCGGCGTTGGTCTTCTTGTTCTGCACGTCGGCGAGGATGAGGTCGGTGTTGGGTGGCGGGGGAGGGGTTGGTGGTGGTTGGAAGTCGGGCGGCAGGGCTTTGAAGTAGGAGCTGATGTCGGCGATGTTCACCGTCTCCAGCATCCGCGCGAGCGTGTTGCGATACTCCGGCAGGCCGGCCAAGGGGTTGGCGAGCCCGCCTTGCTGGATCAGTTGCTCCTGCTTCTGGGCGATGGCACTGAGCATCTGCAGCCGCTCCTGGGGCATGCCCTTGCCGCCCACGTTGACCGCCGTCTCCCATTGAGTGGCGAGCGCGCGCGGGTCGATGGGTATCCATTGCTGGCGGATACGGATGACGTTGGGGCGGTCCTGCTGGCGCGCCAGCATCTTCAGGAGACCTTTGTACAAGGGGGCGAGGCCGGTCTCGGCCAGCGTGCGGGCCACCATGTCGAGCCTGTCCTGGGCGGCGGAGGACTGCTGAGAGACGGCTATGGGGGCGGTGGATTGCAGTTCATCGACGGTCAGGCCGCTGGAGGCCCGCGTGATGCCGGTGCGGGACTCGCGGATCGTTTCAAGGACTTGCATGATCGGCAGGGCTTCTTTCCCCATGAAGGGCTTCGTCAGTTCTTGCACGGCGCCCTGCTGGGCGACGCGGATGATCGAGCCGATCGCGGTCTGGCGGGTATCGGCGAGGTTGGCCTGGCCCACGACGACGGTCGTGCGCGGGAACATGGACTGACCCAGGCTGTCCAGCACGCCGCGCATGACGCGGGATTCGACCCGTTGCAGGTCCATGACCATGTCGGCCTGGGACTGGCCGATGACGCGGGCGGGCTCACGATAAGGGGTGAAGCAGGAGAGCGGGATCTCGTCGACGCGCTCCCACATGACGAGGTTCTGGGACGATCCGAGAAGGTGGACGTGCAGCAGCTCGGAGACGTTGTCGCCATCGGCGTCGCACCTGATCCAACCCTCGGCGTGGCGCACCAGGGACTGGGATTTATCGTTCGGCGGGGCGCCCGCGATGTTGTGGCCCTGGGCGTTGGACCGCGCGATCAGTTCCGTCCGTTGACGGGCGGAAGCGCGGGGGCCGGAGGCGACATTGGCGAGGATTTTGTCCTCGGGAAGGCCCGCCTCGATCAGGTCGGAGACGGTCGAGTCCTGGACGATGAAGAGGGCGGGAGCTTTCTCGACGGAAGCGGCGGAGGGGTCGATCCAGACGCATTCGGTGCGGACGTGGGAGACCCGGGGCCATGCCTGGGTGGCGCTCCGCGTGATCGTGGCACTCCAGTATTCAGCGGGGGCGCCCTGTTGGAGATACATCCGGCCCTCGGGGGTTTTGGCGAGAGCCTGGGATTCCGCCGGTGTCATCGGGCGCCTGACGATGCGGGACGCCTCGATGCCGGGCTCGGCGAGGAGCATTTGCAGTTGGGGAAGAAGGAGGCCGGCGGCGACCTCGGTGCGGGTTTGTTTGAGCGAGCCCCAGTGCCACCGCACCCAGCCCGCCTTGCGGGTCAGGGCGTCGAGCAGCGCGTCGTGGAGGATGGTCCAGCCGGGGTTGGCGGTGAACAGCGCCCAGCGCGCGTAGTCCGTCGCCTGCCGGGCGAGGGAGGTGGAGAGTTGATCACTGGCGCCGGGGACGGAGGGGGTGTCGGAGGAGAGGGGCTGGAAGGAGACCGGATCCTCGACGCCGGTGAAGATACGCAGGAGAGAGGGGAGGGTCTGGCGGATGGTGTCGCGCACGACGGTCATCGTCAGTTTCGAGCGGCCATCTTCCAGCGGTCCATCGGGCAGACCGGCGTAGTAATTGGAGGCGGTGACCCGCTCGCGGGACAGGTAAGTGTCATAATTCTGGGCGGTTTTGTAATAGAAACGGGCGACGGCGTTGATTTCCACGTCCGTCTTGCCGAGACGCTCATAAATGACCTCGTCCTGCCAGGGGGCCGCCGTGGGACGCTGAGCCGGACGCAGGCCCGATGCGTAGGGGCGGAGAGGGGCGGGAAGCGACGCATCTGAATCATCAGGCTCGCGCTTAGGCGCTTTGGTAAGAAACGCGAGCATCCGTTCCGCTGGAAAGTTAAGGTCAGTCGGTCGAACGCCGGAGGGGATAAGCCCAGGGATCGACGGAAACGGGGAATGCGGCGCCACTATTTGTTGGGGTGCCAGAAGCCCGCTCGTGGGCGGCGGAGGAGGCAGCATGGTCGCGCTCATGGCTTTATTTTCCCGGACATTTCGTTAAGCTCCCGGACGGGATGCGCCGTCGTTACAGCGCCGGCACACCCCTGACCGCGACACCCTTCAGAGAGGGCCTCATGGCTATCAGGACACTGCCCGATATCAACTATATCCGCGAGATACTGGACTACGACGCGGAAACAGGCGTTTTTACCTGGCGAAGCAGGCCAAAAGAACATTTCAGGACACAAGCCGTGCTCGTCAGGTGGGGTATTCTTTTCGCCGGACGAAGAGCCGGGACGATCGATGGCGGCGGTTATATCCGTATCCGTATCAACAACGAATACTACCGGGCGCACCGCCTGGTCTGGCTTCTCGCCCGTGGGCATCCAATTCCCGTCGAAATCGACCATATCAACGGAAATAAAGCCGATAATCGAGCGGAAAACCTCAGGGCGGCGACCAAAGTCGAAAACGGGGCCAATTCGCGTATGCGCGCCGACAATAAAACCGGGTTCAAAGGGGTATTCCGGATCAAAAGCGGACGCTATCGAGCGAAAATCGACATCAACCGACAACAGATCCATGTCGGATATTTCAAGACGCTGAAAGAAGCCGCCGAGGCCAGAAAAGAGGCTGCGGAACGCATCCATGGGCCTTTCGCCAGGCATACATGAGGCGTTCACACCAGATCCCCCTCCACAAGGAGCATCCCGACCGGGTTTTTATCAAATAATCCAGAAGTTTGACCACTGCCGACACCCAGCCCCTGCTCGCAGAAAGTAAGGTTCAGCGCATCGGCGTGATCGCAGCTGGGGAGGCCGCGAGAGCGCATCGACTGCTTGCTTTCGACCTGCAGGCGGCCGTCACTCAGGAAGGAATAGCGCGGCATGAGGAGGTCGTCGCGGAGGCGGTCATGGCGCGGCAGGCGCACGTTGCGGTTGCCAAGCCACTCCTTGCAGCGCACCCATAACTCGTCTCGTAGGCGTGCGTATCTACCTGTGGTTGAGGCGGTTTCGGAGACATTGACGCCGAGAATGGGCAGATTTTGCTCGTGCAGACGATCGACGACGCCGCTGCCGATACCGATCACGTCGATGCAGATGAGGGAAGGACGATTGTTGGAAGTGTTGATATCCCATTCCGCCTTGATGGCTCCGGCCAGCTGCATGGTATCCATGCCGTGCCAGGCACGCGGCATTTCGGTCACGACGCGGCCTTTCCTTTTAATAAGGACGGAAGCGTCGGTCCCGAATCGGGCGACATCGACGCCCCAGATCTCGATGGCGAGAGGGTCGATCTCGATGTCCCTGAGCATGGCGCTATCGACGAGGTCGGCGCCAATAAGCGTATTGTCGTCGGCGAGCGGGAACTCACCGAGAACGCGGACACGAAAAGCGTTTGAGTCCATGCCGTAGCGATTGGCGATCTCCTCGACGAACTCCGAGGTGACCCTTTTAGAGGAGGCCGAGGAGACCTTGAGCGTGAACCAACGGTCCCGCTCCATCATGTGGGCGCGGTAGAAGAAGCCGGTGGATCTGGTCGCGTTGCCGATGAGGAGCGTTATCGCGCCATGCGATGACATCGAGCCCGACGCGGCCTCGAAGACCGATTCGGGGATACCGCTGGCCTCATCGGCGATGAGAAGAATGTGAGCACTGTGCAGCCCCGCCATCGCCTCCGGCGTATCGGGGCGGGAGGTTCTCGCGGTGACGAAACATTCCTGATCGGCCTTGAGCGTGACGCGATCGGAGCGAATATCCCACAGATCGCGCCAGCCGGAAGGAAGAATGTTCAGCCATTTGATGAACTCGGGCCATAGCGCGTCGAACAACTGGCTCGAGGACGGCGCGGTTATGGCGACCTTGAACGGCGCGCGGGTGCAGATGAACCACACACACAGCCACGCGGCGAAGCAGGTATTATGCGTGACAATGAAATCATTCGCTAAATACAACGAGTCTCCGGCGTCAACCTTGACGCACATCGCCTCCTCTTCGCCATCGGGCTCGATGCTGTCGATCCAACGAACGAGATAACGCGGCTGGCAGGGGCGCTGCCGTTTTGCCTTCGATGGCAGCGTAAACAGGTCCATGCCCGGAGGCAGGCGAACCGTCACGTCATAATGATCTTTCGTCCTGATGCGCTCGCCCTCGGGATTTTTATAGTGGCTCGGCTGAGGGGTACCGATAAACGCCTTGCCACCAAGCGAGCGCACGAGCCACGCCACGTCTTCAGCGAGGTGAAAAGATACCGTGGTATAAACAGCGATGCCGCGCGCGTCGGCATAGCCATCGGCATCCATCAACCCCTGAAGCACACCCAGGCGAACCGCCGGCGTGTTTTCCTTGTAAAGCGGAGGAACAAACCGGTCTTCACCGCGCTGCCCGCTCATATTCAGTTCGCGCAGGAAGGCCGTCTGTCCATAGAGAGTAATACGGCCAACATCCTGACTTCTCGTGGTGTCTCGCCACGCCCGCGAACGCAGCCCCGCATGGGTGGCGAGAGATTGCCAATGAGCCAGTTTCGCGACACTTCCCGACATCTGAAAGGTGGACTGGCGCGTCAAAGAGCCGTCCGCCAGCGCCGCGCCAACGAAGTAAGGCGGGATTGGAACGTCCCTGGAGGGATACTGGACCGGACAATGCAGCGGTAGCTCCCATTGCCGTGACATGGATACGCCGTTCGGGCGCTTTACCCCGCGCGCCACGATTTCAGCCGTGGTCAATGTGGTATAAATACCAGCGGAGCCATACTTTCGCCGCTCCTTACGGCCCCGCACCGTCCATAGATGTTCGCCATCCACCCGGCACGACGTTCCATCGTCGAACGTCACCCGAAACATCGGACGAACGCCCTGGTCGTGGCGAGAAACGATGTGCGTCGCTTCACCGTTCGAACCAAACAATCTGTCGCCAGGGCGTAAATCACCCCAGACGCGATCGCCGTCGGGAGTAGGAACCACCGATGATAAACTCATGGCCTTGCCTACCCCATGACCACTCCTTATAGCAAGACGGGTATGCCCGCGCGCCACCGCGCGCAGTGCCTCCAGCTGCCAGGAATCCGGTTCCTGACCAAGAATATCCCGCACGAAGGCGATCGGCGCGCGGGCATACTTTTCGATCGCCGCGTGGAACGGGTTGGTGGCGAGAGTCGTACTCACTTTTTGCCCAGCACCGCTTCGGCGATATCAGTACAGGTCTCAACGACCGCGATAAACTTTCCGTTCGTGGTTACCACAACGCAACGGACACTTCCGGTGAAATGTTTTAAGTCAGTGCCGACCGGCTCTCGCAAACTACTGATCGCTCGTGGATTAAGAAACGCACGTTGCCCGTCTGGGCCATGTAGTTCAATAAATTCCACTCCCGATATGAATATCAACGCGCTAAGTGTTTCAAAACCGTAACGTGTTTTCCAGATATCACGAGGAATTTTTGGAAGGGGTGCCAGTGCCATCGCCACACGCGCGGACAGGGGGGCGGGTGCCCGCGCGCGCGCCTGGGCGCGCGCACGCGCGTATGCGCCCGAACGCGCGATCATGTTGACTGTGACTTGATGTTTGGCATTGGGATCATGTCCAAACGGACGTATGCGGACACACTCCATGTTTGAACGGATGATCATTGCGCTATCATTCCGTTGGCATATCTGTAGACGTGGACTCGATAGTCTCGATTGTCGGCGTTGATTGCTGTTCAATCAGCGTTGCGCTGATTGCTCGAGCGGCGACAAGATGGAGTTCAATCGTGCTGTTGCTGTTGATGTCCATTTCCTGTTTCGGCCGGCCAAAGCCACGATCCAACAAAGCCACGGCCGCCGCCAACCGTAGCTTCTGATCCTCGCCACTCAGCATCCCAACGATAACCTGAATACACTTTGGACCATGCACGCGAGCCATCGCGGCGATATCAACCTCAGTCTTCGGACGGCCGCTTGGATTACCCGAACGACCAGGTTGAAACGACGTGGACCGAACCATGTTCGGATTCTTCGTTGTCCGGGTATTCTGCCTGTTTTGCATGTTTGCTGACAATTGAGACACAGTCCCATGCGCTGATACAGTTCTGACATGGCATGATTTGCCTGATCCGGCAAATAAATCATGCCGAAGCGAAAATACCCATTGACCTATGAACGCAACGGGTCCATATAGGTTGGGTCAAGCAGTCAAACAGTTCAAACAGTCAAACAGGACAAACAGTCATGATCGTTTATCAGGGACCATCGATGTTAGACGGATCACCGATCGTAATGATCGTTACCGGCTTTTCCGGCTCATCCAATCGTAAGACCGGCGCGGAATTGCTGCAGACCTACATCCTTCGCGATGACATGCATCCGGTTGAAGCTTCCCGCACTGGCGCGGACAAGGCCATCTGTGGCGATTGCAAGCACCAGGGAAAGCGGGATGACGAAGGCATGCGGATCGAGGGTTCACGCGAATGCTACGTGAACCTTGGACAAGGTGTGACCATTGTTTATAAATCACACGCTCGTAACCATTATGAGACGTGCACAGCCGATAATCTCGCATCGACGTTCGATGGCAAATTGATCCGTCTCGGCACATACGGCGATCCGGCCGCCGTTCCGGAGTCGGTTTGGACAGCGATGCTGTCGCGGTCAGCCGGCCGGACAGGCTACACGCACCAGTGGAAGGATAGCCGCTTCGCCTGGTTAAAGACATACGTGATGGCCAGTGTGGACACGCTGGAAGAAGCAGCCGAAGCGCAAGCCGCCGGCTGGCGTACGTTCCGCGTGGCGCCAGCTGTTGGATGGACCAAGGAAAAGACCGAGTCGCTTTGCCCGGCATCGGAGGAAGGCGGCAAAGCGACAACATGTGACCATTGCCAGTTGTGCTCGGGGACCGAGGGCAAGGGGAAGCGGAACATCGTCATCCCAAACCACTCCACCCAGGCACGCGCCACGAAACGCCGCGCGGGCGTTGTGTTTAAGCGGAACGGGGTCGCGGCATGAGCGCCGTCATTATCCGCGCGACTCGTGCGAGTGCCACCGCGGTCAAAACCATGGCCCGCCACCAATGGGCGTTAGACCATGCGAACAGAACGATTATGTGGAACGCTCGCATGGTTCAACGCGGTTACATGTCAGAGCATGCCGCGGCACAAGGTAACGCCTTATGCATCGCTGATATTAATCGGGCCATGATGGGACTCGCCAAAGCCCGCGGCCGGTATGAGCGCGCCAACCTGATCCTCGAACGCGAGAAGCTTCCAGGTGATTGACCAAAAGCAAAAGGCCCCGTGAGGGGCCTTCACTGTTTCTGGACCACGTTCCGCCAACCCCACCACGCCAGCAGCACGGCATCGGCCTCGTCATGCGTCAGGGGTCGTTCAGGCTCTCGCAGGACATCCCGCGCCAGCGCGACCCCGGCCGCTTTGCCAGCCGCGCCTCCCCCGAGCCCGTAGGAGCCTCTCCAGACCGCCGGCTGGACATATTCCACCCACGGGTGATTCAGGCCAGTCATCGCGCCCCTGACGGCCCCATACGCCTGCCCCAGGGCGAAGGCCGAGCGTACGCCCATCTGGGGGCTCGCGTGCTGCGCCTCGACAACGATCAATCTTGCCCTGGCGGCCAGCGCCAGCGGCCGTTGATGCTCGATCGTCCATGCCTCGGTGAAGCATTGGGCGATGGCGCCGGCCGCCACTCGTATCAGCGCGGCCGCGCCATTCATGCCGGGGTCAATGCCAAGGATGAGGGTCAACGCCCCTTATCTTTCATCCGCTCCAGGGCATCGAACGCCCGTAGCATCGCCGCTTCCTGGCTCGCGTAAAGCTTACGAGCGACGATCCTGTCATCCGTCGTTCGGTTCAGGACACGGAAGCCCCACACGTCGTAGCCACGTTCGTACACCACGACATTGAAGCCTCCGGTATTCAGGAAAGCATTGCCCGCCGCCGACTCGCGCCAGTTCCGTCCGAGCCATTTCCCTTTTCGCGCGGCTCGCGTGGCCTGCCGCCGCATCTCATCGTCGCGCGCTCTCGCCGCCGCCGCGTCCCCTCCCATCCGCCCGGCACAGATGACGCCACATCGTAATGTGTCCGGATAATCCCAGTGATCCATGTAGTGGACGTACCGGATCTCCTGGACCTCGCACATTTCGCAAATAGCCGAGGGGTCTCCCAGATCGACCATGCCGGCGAACTCCCAGCCAGCCTTGGGCACGCCGGAATTGGCCCATTTTCCGTTTTGCATAAGTCAATTTTCCTTCTACGGGGACTTCGGGGGGTTACGGGGGCTTTCTATCTCTTCGCAGGGAAAACCAACTAACACTACTAACATAATGGTTTACCTAGGAGTGATGCCAGAACCCCCCGTAACCCCCCGAAGTCCCCGTAACCTTATCTTTGACAAAAGATATATATTAAAATGACATGGCCAGGCTCCAGGTCTTTATTTTACGCCCTGAATCCATTTCCCCCGTGAATCGTCGTCCGTCGGCTATCCCTCCGGCGTTATGTCGCAGCCAGTGGCCTAACTCCTGCGGCGTTGGCTTCACGCCGTTCTTGCTGATGCCGGCGAGGGCTTCTCCGAGTGCGACACGCGCGACGACGCGCGCTTTATCCCGCCCTTCCCTCGCTGTTTTCTCGGCGGGGGTTTCATTCGCGGGGCTGGCTTCGAACTCTCGTGACGGATTTTGCGCCATTTCGATGACTTCGGTGGCGGTCTTCGCCGTGCCCAGCCCTATCGCCGCCTCCCACGCCGCCATGACGCTCCGCAACGTGGCCAGGGCCGGGTCGGCTTCGTGCAGCGTTTCCATGGTGGCGGCGGGATCGGTTTGTCCGAGCCACACCAGGGGGCCGCGCACGAAGCGGCTATAGTCGTCGAACGACCCGAGGGGACTGACTTCCGCCCGTCCGCCCGTCAGGTATCCTCTGACGATCGTCAGCACCGCCGCGAGATACCGGCCGCGATCTTTCAACACCCTTTGAAACGGATTCCCCTTGAACGCTCGTTTCTCTGGGCGCTCTACTTCCGCGTCCATCGACGCCATGACCACACGGCGTGTGACATCTTCGATCACCACCATGTTGTTCCCGGTCACGCCGGCCAGTGCGCTGTTTGGAGTTCGGTACATGTCCGACCGCCCCAGGCGGCGCAGGTCCAGTGTCGGTTGCGTCG